ATAGCCCTGCGTCTCTGCTATCTGAATCAGTTGTAATATAAAGTGCTGTTTCATCGTCTGAGTGAATGTGAGTAGTTACTAAAGGATTTGTTGTTCCAATACCTACTCGTTGTGAGCTGTCTATGTGCATCGCAATATTTTGTCCGCCAGTTCTAAAGTTTAATTCACCAGAACCATTGTTAGCTGTAATATATACTTGCCCTGCTCTGTCAAACTCTATATCAGAACCATATCTGAAATCTATGTTACCTTGAAGTCCATCAAATCTTGCTACGTTCTCATCATCTGTAGCTACCGTTAACCCTGTAAGCGTACCAACTGATGTAATAGCAGATTGAGCTGCTCCAGTTACAGTTGCTGCGGTACCACTAACGTTACCTGTAACATTGCCTACAAGGTTTCCTGTAATATTGCCACTTGCATTTATCGTAGTAAACGCACCTGTGCTTGCAGACTCGCTACCAATGGCAGTACCATCGATTTCACCGCTTGATGCGTAGATAGCTATCGGATCAGCATCGGTACCGAGTTGGTCGATGTAACCGATGCCATTGACATACAGGTCTTTCCATTGTTTACTGGCAGAACCGAGGTCGAAGGTATTGTCTGTGTTGGGTATGATGTTGGAGTTCACATCAGCGTTAATCGTGATGTTATCGGTATCGCCATCACCGATCGTGGTGTCACCTGTGAGGTTTATCGTTGCAGCTTGTAGCTGTCCTGTGAGTGTAACGTTGCGAAATCCAGATATGTCTTTGTTCGCATCTACGACAACACCCAAACTAGCGGAAACTGTTCCTGCGGTTACTGCGGTATCTTTGACTCTGCCAATCGCAGAATCAATCTCTGCACCAGTATGACTTGAATTATAATTTGCCATCTATTTTTTTGACTTCTTTTTATCTTTCTTTACTTCGTTGCCATCTTTATCACATTCAACAAAGCGTTCTTTTAATGATTTAATATCGTGTTTGTTTTCATCGTACTCAAATACTACGCCAGAATCTTTTTTAAAATACATAATTACTCCAAATTAAGGCTTTAGGGCGGAATAAACCGCCCCTTTGCCTATTAATAACAGTCAGCTATTAGCTAACGTCTGTGAGAATGTAAACACCAAAGGTATCTTTAATCTCTACTGCTGCACCATTAAGCACACCGACATACTCGGTAGCTCTTGCAGATGCATCGCGCTGTTCTTCGATATTGATTGGGCCATTAGCACCAAATCCCATACCCATTGCGCCTTTTGAGAACATACCACCAGCAGCATCACCGCCAGAACCGATATTCTCATCGATTTCCTGTGACCAGTATACGTCTGTGCCTGCAACACGTCCGACAAAACCATTAACTAAGCCTTCAGCAGAAGTTGGATTGTCAGCCATTTGTGAACCACTATTAGTATTGATTAACAACTGAAGCAGACCTTTAGCACCCCAAACCTGTTTTGGTGAAAGTACCATATTGTATGGAGCAGGTGCGCCAGCAGCGTGAAGCTGTCTTGCAGCATCAAATACGTGACTTAATGCCATTGCAGTTCCAGCACCAGCAACTGTCTGTGAAAATCCTGTAAATAAAGATACAAGAAGGTCATCAGCTTTCATTGCTAGTTCGTGTCCAATCATTGTACCCACATCAGCAGTTAGATTTTGTGGTGAAGATTGTACAGCTAAGTCAGAAACATCAGAACGTACTACATATTCAGCGATAGCAGCTTGTGCTTTACTGATTGTTCTTGTAGTTGTAGCGGTGTAATCAGAACCGTCTGTACCACTACCTACGTTTGATGATGCTGGATCAGTATAGAATGGAAACGATACTGTTCCAGAACCTTGTGGAGCTGTTGCAGTCGTTACCAATGGAACCATTACGCCAGCTTCTTGAAATGCGATAATCGCATCAGCAAGTATTAATTCGCCAGCTTGAATGGTTGATTGTTTAGTTATTGCCATTTTATTTCCTTATTATTTTACCGTTCTCATCGAAATCAACGCCTGTAAAATACGTCTTTGCATCTAAAGATTTGCCACGTGTGTATTTGTCATATCGTTCTTCCATAAAGTCTACCATATCTAACCGACTTGCTGGCTTATCATAGATTTTAACATCCATATTGCCTGCTTCGTCAGTAGTTACTTTGCAGTCGTTTTTAGGATCGACATCAATACCAGCGATCGTATCTTTTTTACCGTCAGTTATCAAAGATTGTATTCCATACGCTTTTTTTCTGGTCAGCAGTTCGCATCTTCTTGTAGCCTTTAGGATCATTCAACGCAAATTCCGACATACTATTGTATCCGCCAAAATCCGCGCTTCCAGCCTTTGCTGTCTTTGCGACTGCGGCAGGTCGCTGTGCGACTTTGCTGACGTGAGCTTCGAGTTTTTCCAAATTCATATCCGCATAGATGTCACGGTCATCTTCAGACAACTGCGATAGTAACGCTTCGCGGCGGTTTGTCTGATAAGAATCAAAAGCCTCTGCTTTGGTTTTATACTTACTAAGGTCATTCTGCATATCAGTAATCACTTTGTCGTATTCACCACGCGCTTCCAAATCCTTTTGTTTACGCTCTTTGGTTTGTTCATCAATCTGATTTTTTAGACTGCTTAACTCACTTTTGAACGTGTTTCTTTCATCGACCAGTTCCTTGAACCGTGCATAAGGTACCGCTTCAACGGACTGCTTTTCTTCGCTTGCAGTATTAGCGGTGTCCACTTTAACGTCTTGGACTTCGACTTGTTCGTCACTCATTTTAACCTCTTGTTTGAGTTATCGTTTACCAACTTTTATCACCGTGTCTTTTTGTGTGTATTTTGTGATATTCTTTCCGATGAAGTCGGAAATCTTCTTTGTGACTCGTGATATATTCTTATCACTTAAATCTTGTATATTATATCTTTGATCTTGTAATCCCATAACAACAGAACCACGTTGATAGTTTAGCTCTGCAAAATTCTTTGTAGATTTTACTGTAATTCTTCTTAATGTTTCACCAGTAAGCCTTGCATTGACTTTACTTATCTCTCTATTTGTTGAAATACCTTCAAATCCTTTAAGTCTTTCCCCTGCTCCTACTTTATCTAACCCAATACCAAACTTACGCATACCATTCTTTTTATAGTCTTTGTATGAGTAGCCTTGTGATGCTGTTTTATAACTTCTTTTGCTTCCAGATTGCGGTTTACCCTTGTTGGAATCTTCACGTATGCGACCAAGAGCAAATTCTCCAGTTTGTTTCCAGATTACAGGATTTAATTTGATTACGTCTGACATTCTCATACTGGAATCCAATCGTGTCTGCAATTCCATCCGCCACGTGTAGCAAAATCAACTGATCCTAATGAATTAATCTCATTTGCTGTATATCCTGTATCATTTTTTGTAGATCGCAATACCTCTTTGCAGATGTCGCGCGTTACTTCATCTTGTGGCCCAACATACGTAAACTTTTGCTCAGGAAGGTTAGCAAACGCTTCAGCAGTTGTTGCATTAGATAATCTTGCAAATGCATCTCCAACTACTACTCTTTTTTGTTTACCTGTTAGCATTTTTTCTGCGCCATATTCAGCCTTTAATCTATTAGCAAGGTCTTTGGCTGGCTCACCTGTAATTACTGCTCTCATAAGCTCTTTTTTAAGGTCTGAGGCATATTGCTCGTAACCTTTTACTAAAGAATCTACTTCAAGAAGTCGCATTGTTTCAATAGCTTGTAAATTTACTGTACTGACAGATGCACCTAAATCTGTTGCAGTTTGGAGCGCAGATGTAATCTCTTTATTAAAATCGTTGTATAATGTATCGATTGCATTAGATAATCCTAAAGACTTCATTTCATCCATAAAGTTAAGTGAGCGAATTGCTTGTAGCTTCTGTTCTGTGCTTAACTGTTCAAGGCGAGGAAGTATCTTGCTTACCTTTTCAAGCAGTTGTTTTTGTATCTGCTCTAAGTTATCAAAGTAATTATCTACGAATTTAGCCACCGATTATATCCAATATTGATTGTGGTTGTGTAGGTTCTGTTACAGCTACTTCTTCTGCAACTTCCCCTAATAGTTCTTGTATAGAATCTTCATCAAGGTCTGGATTGATTTCTTGTAATATTCTACGCTTGGTTGTTAGACCGTTTGCAAGTTCCCAATCATACTGATTACGTTGCTCTTGTGGATCGTGTACTGTTTCTGGCTCTATAAAATCAACGTGATAATCATCATCAACATTAATATTGTTTGCAGCAAGAATAGCTTGATCTACTTTAAAACGATTATGTTCAAATGGTCTCCACGTATCTTCCACAGATGCTGCGCGTGCCTCGTAATTCTCAAGATTCTCCATCTTAACCTGTACGCCACTATTAGCCTGTGAATCTGCCCAACGCGCAACAAGGTGATTATTAGAAGCTGTGTCTTGTATTATGAACTTAATCAGTTCCACGATTTTATTTAAGTCACCAGCAGGAAGTTTGTTCATTGTACTTCCATCTGGGAGCATAATAATTTCCTCGACACCAGCTCTAATTGGAGTGTCTTGCATTACGCCTGTGACGTACTTAATACCAAGCGCATCAATTCTTGCGGCAATCATAGCTTCTGTATAAAGAATCGCAACGTGTTCTTGCGCGCTAACAATATCGAGCGCACCAGCTTGCCAGTATTCATCTACAAGCTCTTGATTACGTTTAGCGAATGTAAAAGGTAAGATGTCAAACACGTTATCTTCGTGGAAGTGTATCTTTCCTTTTTCATCAAACTTCATATGCATACCAATATGATCATCGGTAGTACGTGACCAAAATTCATACATACGTTTTGTCTTATCATTCATATTAGCTATGGGATAAAAGACTGCCGCCTCTTTTGTACTTCCTTCTAAAAACATTGGGAAGAAGTACGGAATAATATCATATTGTAGTTTTTCGCCATCGAAATTAGATGACATACACATATTGCCAGTTAGAAAAGTCATCTTCTCCATCTGGCCCATTTTAGAATCTATATCTTTTGGTAGGTATTCAGTATAACGCTCATTAAGTCTAACAGGTCTGTCTTTATAAACAAGTGAACGTGCAGATACCATACGATGCGTAAAATTAGGTAATGCAGGAGGAAGTTTTACACCGCCTTCAAAGAATGGTGTAATATGTTCATCATACTCACCTTCGTAAAAATCAATCATCTTCATACGTCTTTGAGTTACTTTGTCATCTGAATGACCAATAACCTTCTTTACTGACCTCATTACGGTATCGTGTGCTAGATTTGGTATTATCACGCTTGCGCCTCTTTATGCTTAAAAATCTTGTTTAGTATATACATATTTTGTTCCTGTAAGTTGTCATCAACTTTATTTCTTAAACGAATTGCAAAAAAAATAAATCCAACTAATAAAATGTTTAAAAAAAGTGATGCTCCTAATATAAAATTTACCATCTGCTATATCCGACAGTCTTTGGTACGATCGGCATTAGCCAGTTACAACCATAACCAAGTGCATCACTCATATGACCGTGTTCTGGATCGCGTGTATCTATCTGTTGATTTCTCCATACATTTTGTTCTAAATCCATAATTGTATATTTACAGCTACTATCGACAGTAAGCCTACCCTCACGTAATAAACGATTTACGGTATTTACTCTATCTTTAACAGGTGGATTGGCTCTTGGTGATAACACTTGAAAGCCAGCCATCTTCATAATATCGTGATCAGTATGTGCTGCTGATGTTTTTCTCGCGCTACCACTTGCATCTGGATACACCTTTATCGCTGGATAAATCTTTTTCAAATGTTCTACTAAATCGTATGTACCAGCGTTCTTTAATCTTACCTCTTTTTCAACGTGTATTTGGTCTTTTGTGTGTCTAAAAATACACGCAGATAACTGATCTACATTAAAATCAACACCGCAACCAATCTCCCAACTCTGTAAATCGTCACGTGTTTGTATATGCTTATCTCTATTAAATTCGTGATACACTCTGCCTTGTGTTAAATTAACAAACTTACCGTGTACATACGCATCAATCTGCTCTTTACTGTAAGACTTTAACAGCGTTTCTTTGTAGTCATCTGGCAGATGTGGATTATCAAGCGTACTTGCTTGTATTACACTTATATCCATTTCTTTATTGTGAGCTAAATTAAATCCCCAATTAAGCTGTTCTGGAGTACCTGTTAAAAATATCTGTGATTTGGTTGCTTCTGGATGTCTTACGCGTGCAATCATCTGCTCAAATACTTCACGCTTTTGAATAAAGGGTTCATCAATAATCGCTGCACCAATATTAGGGCCACGTAAAGAATCTGGCTTATCACCAGAACCGAACCATATCGTACCATCCCAGTTATGTATCTTAAATTCTGCTCGCTGCTGATTGTATGTATAGTCAAGATTAGCTCTGTTGCATATCTCTTTTAGTGTTATAATAATCGTCTTGGTAGCTAATTGGTGCGAAGGTGACACATACATTAGCGGTATTGGTCTGTTTATATATGACATCTGTATCGATTTCAGCGCGCCAATATAAGTCTTTCCGCTTCCGTAGCCACCAATCAGAAGTACGATCCGATTGTGCGTATCCCAGAATTGCTGCTGATGCGGTAGCATCTTGTCTTTTTTTATCTTGAATATCACTCAACTATTAGCTCATCCTGCACAATCTTTTGCTCAATGTATTCTCTTGCTTTACCTTCTGTTCTGTCAGCAATAAAAGCAATAGCCCTCATATCACCACGTTTTGCCATCATCCATACTTTACGCATTACATCTTCACGCGTTGTCTTGCCTTGATCATCTACTTCATCGCCTATACTATCAATAATATCTTTTAACGCTCCACGTCTGCCATTTGGGTTAGCATTATTGCCTTTTTTAAACTTAACGCCTTCATTGTTGCCTTCAACAAATTGTCCATTAGGTCGCCGTTTTACCGCCGATTTACTCATTAATCTCCACCAATCCCATCATAAACGCTCTATTTAGTTTTGTTATCAAATCTTTCACTTTATCTGTATC